CCAAACTTCTCTATCTCTGCCTCCACATCTACAGATGGGTCAGCGTCCTTGCTTTCCATCAGTGCGTAGATGTCCGCTACTACATTGTCCGTTGTTTTATTAGTACTCATGTATCACTTCCAGTATTAGTTCGTTTGCTATCGGAGGTGGCAACCTGAACCACTCGTTGATGTTGTCACATTCCTTTGCTAGTCTTACATGTGCCGCAGACTCCGCTGCTCTCCTATCATCTACCTCGTAGGAATAAACCAAGGTGTAGTCTCTGAAGGGTGAGGATGTCTGGTAGTTCTTTATCCTATCCTCTGAGTCTACAGCCATCCCTACCTTGACCCACTCAGGCCACGCCGGGTTAGTCATTACATATACATACCCTTCTTTGACTTGGTTGTACACTTCCTGTGTCTTCCAGCTAAACAGTTTAGCCAACAGACTGGGCGACCTTTCCCCTCTCTTAATCCTATTCTCTACCCGGCGTATATCATAACATGTCTTACATTTGTAATGCTTCTTAGCTACAAAGGACTCATACCAGTTGTCTTGAGTTAAAGGTACTGAGCAGCTGATACACTCCTTATCAGTGGGTGTCTGCCCAGCTGGTTCCGACTTTGTAATCTCCTGCGAGAGGGCAGTTGAGTTCGTAGTAGAGTCCTGCAGCTTCAACGCAGCTTGCTGCCAGTCCTCCGAAAACCTCTGCCTTCTCTTGTCTGACTTCTGTCTGGATTTCATCGTGGATGTTTCCTATTATCTTATAGTTAATCTTATGTAGGGTGGCGTACTCATCTAGAATGCACAGTGCTTTTTTCATAATGATTGCACCTGCGCTTTGTAAGAGTGAGTTCAATGCCGCGTGTTCTGAGCGAATGGAAACTTTCCTTCTATCGAGTCCAAAAACAAAGCCTCTTCCTGCAGCCACAACAACTCTCTCTCGTAATGCTCCAAGAGCAGGCGTATTTTTGAGGAACTTTGCCTTAAGTCGTCTACCATCTCGTGCAGTTCCACCGACGATACTTCCGATTTTCGCATCTCCTGCACCGTACAGAAAAGCGTAGATGAAAGTCTTTGCTTGACTTCGAGTGTCAAGGCCTGCAGCCAACTGGTTTGCCGTGTGAATATCTCCCGTGAGAATTTCATTAGTGTAGTCCTTATCGTTCATGTAGTGTGCAAGCATACGCAGTTCTAAACCACTTGCGTCCATACCTACCAACTTATAACCATCAGGCACAACCCACACTGCCCGACACTCTTTACCGTAAGGCGAATAACCTGCCGGTACCTGTCCCATGTTTGGACTGGAGTGTGTCATACGTCCTGTCACAGCACCGTTGGCATTCACGTAACCATGTACCCTACCGTCGTCCTTAACAGCGTCCAACCAACTCTGCACCTGTGCGATACGCTTCTGTATCATCAGGTACTCACCAATAAGCTCCGCTTCCGGTATACCCTTCACCTTGCTAAGAACGCCTTCGTCAACGATTGGCTGTCCTTTGTCAGTGAAAGTCTCTGGTTGCCATCCGAAGTACTTTAGGTAACGTCCTATCTGTTGACGTGAGCCTAAGTTAAACTCTGGATAATCCAGTCTGCTAAATGGTGCTACGGCTATCTCCCATTGGTCACCTAAGAACTTTAAGCCTACTATTGAGTAAGTTCCGTCCTTCTTAACCTTGGGTGTTATCTCTTTAATAAATGTAGGTAGTGGTTTGAACTTCTCATGTACCTTATCCTCTAAGTCGAACTTCTTTTCCTTCAGTTCTCCTAACAGGTTAAAGGCTGCTCTCTGGTTTAAAAGCCATCCGTTCTCAATCTGCTTACTAATAATCCTTTGTACCTGACCTTCCAACACAACGCTTTCAGTTCCAAAATCCCTAAGGTCACGAAGTAGCCTCTGGTACACCAGTTCATTAACCCTAACATCTTGCTTACAATACTCCACCATATCCTGCGAAAAATTAAGCCAATCACTGTGTTCTCCTTTCGGTTGATGTAGTAGCTGACCCCAGTTCTCCAAGCTGTGTCCACCTAAGCGAGATGGTTCTGCTAGTCTGGACATAACCAATGTGTCAGTTACTTTGCACTTGCTAAAGTCTACCTTTAATAGTCTCTCCAACACCGGTATGTCGTAACCAATGATGTTGTGACCAATAACCTCTAGCTCGCCTTGCTCCTTAACCCAGTCCTTGAAGTTAGATAGGGTATCCCCTGACCACTCAATGTACTCCTTAGCCTCTCTCTCGTAGGCTATAATGCACCAAACCGTATCAGGGTTTAGGCCATTAGCTTCAATATCAAAGACTATCTGTTTCATTAAAACTCCGAGTTACCTTCAGTGGGGCAGGCTGTTTCAATCATACGGCCTGACTCTGCATCATAGTACAGGTAACAAGCTGCACCAGTAAGGCCAACAAACCTGTTCTTCATTACCCTAACACAAGTGGTATTTCTAGTATGTTCATCTGCGTGTTGCTGATTACGCTCTAATCCGATAACCATGTCGCTTAACTGTGCAATGCTCTGGCTACCACGTAAATCTGCTAGACTAATCTTACCTCCATCCTCGTGTGCTACGCCTGACGAACGCTTTAGGTGGGAGATTAAGAACATACCCACACCAGTTTCTTGAACTATCGAACGCAAGTTAGTCATAATACGGTCAATGGCTTTACGCTCATCGCCATTCTCCTGACTAGACACCACGATACTTAAATGGTCGAGTATAATCCATTTACAGTCTAAGCCTTTAGCCATGTAACGTATGCGGGACATTAGGTGGTCTTCCTGCGCACTACCAAAGTGGTCGAGTAAGTGTATCCTATCTAACCCGAAAGTACGTAACCAGTAACCATATTCTTCTTCCTCTGTAACGGTTTCTGCTACGTCTGGTTTGTGTAGTAGCTTGTTAGCTTCAACAGACATAATACCTACAGTGGTTTTAGGAATGTCCTCCTCTAACGCTAGTATGCCTATTTTGTCCTCGGTGTTCATAAGTAGGTAATGCTGTAGCTCTCTCATTATCTGAGACTTACCCATACCGGAGCCTGAAGTGAAGGTAACTAGCTCTTTCCGTCTGAATCCGTAGGTAAAATCATTCAGACACGCCCACGGATAAGGGATAGATGTTACTTTCTTCTGCTCTTTAAGCATCTTCCATGTATCTAACCCTGAGACAATACCGTCCGGCCTATAGGCTTTAGCGTCCCACCAAGCGTCAGTAAAGTCTCTGACCTTGTTAGCCTTCAACATATCCCCTGCATCCTTCAAGGGGAGTGTTACGTTCTTAGCTTTGTTAGGTGTGAACAAACCAAGCACTGATTGAGCTGCCTCCTGTCCTGCCTTATCGTTATCAAAGCAGATGATGACGTTATCAAAGGTTTCTAACCAATCTAAGTTGGCTTTGATGTCCTTAGCTGCTGCCGCTGCGCCTGACCTAATAGACACTACAGGCCATTTACCGTCGAACATTTCACTGACTGCTAAGGCATCAGCTTCACCTTCCGTGATGGTGATGTACTTCCCGCCCTCCCTGCTTGCTTGCTGTCCAAACAATCCTACGTTGTCGAAGTTACCAGTGGCGTAGAATCCTTTAGTTTCTACCTGCCTGACCTTTGACCCTGTAGGTTTGTTATTGTCCTTATCGTAGTAAGGGTAGTGGTGCTTTACTATCTTACCTTCCGGCGAGAACTCAACTGTTACACCGAACTTCTGTGCAATCTTCTGTGATATTCTCCTGTCCGGTATTGCTGCTATAACTCCTGTCATCTCATACGCTCTGGTTGGTTGACTTGGAGCAAAGTCTGAGGCAGTTCCGTTGCCTCTCTCTCTGTGTCCGCATCCCGCTGTGAAGCAGTGTGCGTGACCATCTGAGTACCTTGCTAGATTGTTGCCTGAGCCACATGATGGACATGACTCATGCTTTAGAAAGGTGGACTCTGTTTTCATTAAAAGTCAGCTACCTCTTCCTGTGCTGCTACTTCCAATACCTTGACCTTATTAAGGTAGGTGCTAGTGCCGTGTACTGGATGTGGTGCGCCTTCCTGCCACAAGATACGTACCTTAGAACCCCGTGGTACTCGACCTGCGAATGGTGTACCGTCCGCATTCAGGATACCGACCTCAAACTTACTGGCAAACTTACGTTGCTTTGTTCCTTCGTACTCTCGCAGTTTGACACCTAAGGAGTCCAAGCTATCCGCATCACCTTCATCTAAAGACAACACCAAGGAGTATTTACCTGTGGACTGCCCGTTGTACATCTCATGCTCAGTTAAGTTCTCAAATGCTACTGTACCTTCTAATACCTGACTCATATCGTTCTCTCTATGTTATTGTTGCTGAATTATACTTTAGTTTACCTTAGTAAGAAACTACTTCTACTAACTAAATAACTTACTATAGTAATATTATAGCATTAATTGTTACTGATGTCAAACCCTAATTCACTTAAATCCACTACTTCTTCTACTTCACTATCTCTCACTGCCCTTTCACTCTCAACCATGCACTCGTAGCATAAGTCTAAATGCTCACCAGTGTTGTAGTCAATCCTCTTCAACTCTGATTCAGTCATAATAGCGTCACACGCTTTACATCTGCTCATTTTGTATGCACTCCTATAGTGTCATAATGTACCTTCTCGAAGTCACTCCGCGCCATAGTGTACAGGTCGTGTTGAATGTGCTGTCTAGCGGCCTGTTGCATCTCTGACACGCTCATGGCGTACATCAGGTACTCTGTAACTTCTGTGACCTTAACGTGGTCGTCGTCGTCAATCCAGTCATTCTGCTCGTAACCTATCAATTCTTCTTTAATCTTGCTCATTCTCAACCCTCCAAATATAAGACACCCAGTAGGATACCCGCACCAATTATAGTAATCATTCGTCTACCTCCGTCCATACGTTCCCTAGTGTAACAATAAAGAAGGGTATTAGCAATACTAAACCGTCAAAGGCGTACGCTTTAATCTCTCCGTTTACCTCCGCCCATACTGGCCTACTCTCCACGCTCTCTATGTCTAACCCAAGGCCGAACCGTGGTTCTACGTTTAAAAACATACCTGCTATATTAAACTGCATTTTTAATTCTCCCGCTGTCGTCAATTAAATCCTTCACGAATACCCCATCTACCATACGCCCCGTGCGGTACTTAATATCATTATACGCTACATTCATACACTCTGACAAGCTCAATTGGTTACGCTCGCACATATTAATCAGCACCACGATAATATCCCCCACGTCGTCGCTGATGTCCTGACTATTCATTATGTTCAAGCGTAACTCTTCAACCTCTTCCAATAGCTTCTCGAACTGTTGATGGTCGCTACTCCCCTCAATTAGGTTTCGCGCTTTGTGCCACTCCACAATTTTCTTTTCTAACTTTAACAATTTAGTCTTCCTCTCTGTAGTTTACCTGCTCTTTAATGTCTGCTATTACTTGCTGTAGTTCCGTTAGGCTCTGGCCTAGCTCGTCTATAGTCTCCGCTAATAGGTCATTCTCTATAGTATTATCTGTAATCATATCCTTTTCACCGCCTCGTAGTAGCTTAATTGTTCGTGTAGGTGCTTCACCGCTTCCAAGTCGTCATAGTCCGGCTGAAAACGCTTGTCCTGTAGTAGCGTCTCAGCCATGTTTGCCGTCTGTCGGAAAAAACGGAGGAACTCTTTTCGCGCCTCTTCTCGTTCATCTTCCGCTGTTATCTCTACCTGCGCGTGGTCGTGCGCCAGTTCCTCTTCGCTTACTCTACATCTGTTATTCATTATAATTCGCCCCATAATTGGTTAAAATGTTTCTCATTGTCTAAGCGTAACCGCTCCAGACGTTCCACCAGTGTATCAGCCTGCTTTGCGTCTGTAAATATAATAGCGGCTACTAATTTATCATGCTCTTTTTTAAACTCTGTATAAGTCATTTAAAAACCGCCTGTATATGTAATTTTATGCACGTCGTCGATAGTGGTTGCCTCAAAAGTTAAACCGTGTACAACTGCCGCGTATATCATAGCCTGAAACTCTTTTATATCCGTTGTTCTATAAGTCATGCCTCTAATACCTCATATAATCAATTCTAAGCCCTTTTAACAGGGTAACCCATGCTACCCTATAGGCTACCCATTAAACCGCTGTAATCGCCCTAAATCCCAAAGTAAACACTGCGATTATTAAACTACCCGCGACAAATCCGCCTGCGAATAACAGCACCAGTTCCAACAATCGTTTGTATTTGTTCATTGTATAGCCTCCCTTGTGTCTATTACTGTTCGCCATGCGTAGTCTGTCGCGCCTCTAGCTTTTTGTTCCTGCTCCGCTATTTCCTGAGCCCTGCCAAACGAACTACAGAGGCGTTTACGCTGTTGATACCAATCTGTTTGACTGTCCTGTTGTTTGTACACTGTGACCGATACACTATCGAAGGATTCCCGTTTAATCTCACACTTATAAAAAGCCATCATTTTATAAACTCCCGTTGATTAAAATAACATTATATAAACAAGCGCGACATACAATACTTTAGCCATTACAGCCGCGCCTATGATTAC